CTTTTTAACGGTTCGGAAATTTGGATTGGGGGGCTTGGCGATAGGGAGCAAGCGGACAAAATTTTAGGGCATGAGTATTGCACAATTTATTTTAATGAGATTTCACAATTAAGTTATATTGCCGTTACTACCGCTTATTCCAGGCTTGCAATGCGGGTTAAGGGTTGTAAAAACTTATTCCTTTACGACTGTAATCCGGGTTCGCCGTTACATTGGGCATATAAAGTTTTTATTCTTAAACTTGTTTTTCTTACAGGTAAACCGCTTGAGAAACCGGAACTATATCAAGCCATGCTGTTAAATCCTGACGATAACAAAGAAAATTTACCTGATGATTACATTTCTAATATTCTCGATGTACTTCCCGAAAAACAAAGGGCTCGTTTCCGTTTCGGTACATGGGTTAAACCAGAGGGCGTAATTTATGAAAAATTTGACCAAAGCATGATTATAAAGGTTGATGACCTTCCTGAACAATTTGACAGATACACTGCCGGACAGGATTTCGGTTTAAACATTACTTTCGTTAAAATCGGCTGGCTTGGTGATGTAGTATTTGTTATTTGCGACTATGGGGCTTACTGCATGACAACACAAAGTTTTAATGAGGAATTACACGCAAGAGGAATGTTTGATAGTGACACTTTCCCAACATATTGCGACCCTGCCGGCGGTGAACGCATACAGGATGTTACTGGTGGGACTAAAGCAAATAATTCAGTAGAAAGCGGGATAGATTACATCAATGCAAAAATAGAAAGACATCAATTTTATGTTTGCGAAACTTGTACCGGGGTGCTTTCTGAAATATGGGACTATTGCAGGGACGAAGAGGGGCAGGTTGTTAAGGTAAACGACCACTACCTTGACGCTTTGCGTTATGCGATTTTTTCAGATATTCAGAAAGGGGTTGTATTATCGTGAATATCTTTGAGCGACTATTACCAAGCCCCAAGCGACAATCAAATAATAATACGTTAGTTGAAAAAAGTATGTTTAATGATAGTTTTTTCTTGCCTGATGATGACTTTTATAGTAATTTATATGTAAATAAGACATTTATAAATTCCTATTATCTGAACGCATGGGTTAATATCGCGGTAAATATTTTAATACGCAATATTGCCCGCGCTGACTACATTATTGAAAGAGACGGGGTTGAGCAAAAAAGCGGGCATCTATTTTCTTTATTCCACAGACCAAACGAAAGATTAAGCCGTTATGATTTGTGGAAGGAAACAGCAGCTTGGTGGTTTATAGAGGGCGAAGCGTTTTGGTGGTTCGGTCCGGATTACGGCGGCGGGGTTCCGAAACAACTGTATATTCTTAATCCCAGACGTATCCAACTTGAGGGAGAGGGGTTGGACGTGCAAGATAGTGTTGTACCTAAAAAACTGCGCTGGTTTTATCATGCAGGGTCTGAATTAGTTCCTATCTTTTCCGATGAAATAATTCACTTCAAGGAATGGAACCCATGGAATCCGCTCCGGGGGGTAAACCCGCTTGTTTCTTTGTCACTTGAGTTAGAACAGGACTACTACGCAAACAAAGCGAATTCCACGCTGTTAAAACACAATGCCATCCCTCAGGGGCTTCTTAAAACTGATCAGACCTTAAGGCCTGAAGAAGCTGACGCATTGGAAAGGCGGTGGGAGAGCAAGTACGGACAGGTAAAAGCTGGCAGGAAAATAGCTGTACTCGGAAAAGGAACAAGTTTTGAAGCCCTGTCATTCAATCCTGACGTTGTAAAATTATTTGAATTAAAAAAGTGGAATCTCTACACGATACTCGCTAAATTCGGAATTCCACCTCGTGTCGCTAATATATCTGACAGGACAACGGCTTTATCCGGCAAGGATACCAAAGAGCAACATTCGGCGTTCTGGCAATATACGCTTATTCCATTGTTAAGACAATTTGAACAAATTCTTGAAAGCCAATTTTTCATGCGCTTCAACATGAAAGAAACAGGAAGATTTGACCTTTGGGACATACCGGAACTACAGGAAAATGAGGACGCGCAAAGCAGGCGCGATATAGCGGAAATAAGCGCGGGGCTTAAAACAATCAATGACGTATTAAAAGAGCGAGGCAAGGAAACTAAACCGTGGGGCGATGTCTGGTATCGGCCAAAAAATATGATTTCAACTAACGGAAGCAAGGGCTGCGAGGGAACATAATGCAGGGCGGGACGCTGTTGGTGAGCAGGGCTGTCAAATGGTTTCCTCACTTCAAAATGCGTCTTGAGGCGCTGGGGTTTCCCGATGTTCATGTTACATGCAAGGAAAAGGACGGTTTGAATATGCTGATTAACGATTTAAAACCGCAATATATTCTTATGAGCAGTAATTTCTATGACTGCGGAACGCCGTACATGGTGGGGCAGTTGATGAGCGTGTTTGATGAACTGAATATAGCAATAATAAATTCCGGTTTTTTTCCTGACGCAATCGCGGCGTGGTTTATTTTTCATGGGATTAAATACTATGTGAAATTGCTTGACGGAAAAGAGGAATTTCAGCGCGGTCTGCAATGTATTCTTAACAGAAAGAAATATATAGCTCCCGATGTACAGGCGATTATTAACGAATTGGGGGAAATGCCTGTGCCGTTAAAAGAGACAAGAAGGCAGAGGGAAGTTTTATTGATGTTATGCTGTGGTCTTTCAATAAAGAAGATGATTAAAAATCTCCAGGTATGCAAGGCGACTATAGAAAATCATATTAGGGAACTGATGAAAATATTTAATTCACGAGACAGGGTGGAATTGATACGGACGGTTAATAAACTTGAGATTTTTACCAAAAAAGAATTGAGCTTTTATGATGAAGGCGAATATAAAACGGCGTTGCCGGAATGGGCGGTTACACAAAAACGGATTAACAAAATCAGGGAGAAGGTAGCGGTTAACAATTAGAAATGAGCCATGTAAAAAAAAAGAAAAGAGAAAAAAGAAAAAAGATAAGAGGAGAAGAAAACTATGATTATTAGAATGAAAAGCGGTGAATTCAAGGCTGGCGATGTTTCGGTATTGTTGGATTTTCTTGGAGTGAAGAAAGAAGCAGCTGGAATTCATAAGGTTGCCGGGGATATTGAGCTAATTGCGGGTGTGCCGTTTTCAATTAGCAATGAACAAGTGCCAACAGAGTTGGCAAAATCAAATAACAATGAAAGAGGTATTGCCTGGACTTTAAGCACTTTTGACCTTGACAGGTTTGGGGAGCGTGTTGATCCGACTGGGTGGGATTTTTCGCAGTTTGTTAAAAATCCTGTTGTGGAGTGGGCGCATAGGTTTGATATTCCGGCTATTGGCAAGATTGAAGGGCTGGCTGTCGATGATAAGGGGCTTCATGGTTCTGTGGTTTTTAATAGCAAAGATTATGACCAATTCGGGTGGGGCATTGGGGAACGTGTAAGGGCTGGCGTTATCCGAGCTGGGTCTGTGGGTTTTCGGGTTATAGAGATAGAAATCCCGTCTAAAGAAGACAGTAAAGACGGTACGTTTTTGATTTTTCGCAAACAGGAACTTTTAGAATTCAGCATTTGTAATGTTCCGGCTAATCCTTACGCTTTGGCAAGAGAAGAAAGAAAAAAGAAAAATGAAAAAATCGAAGAAGGCGGCTGTAATGCTAACCCATTTTGGGGTGGCTTAATTCAAGTAACAGGTAACAGGTAACAATTAACAATGAAAAGAAAGATAAGGGCAAGGACGATGGCGGGGACAGGTAACATAAAAAGAAGATAAGGGCAAGTACGGAATATGTGGGTAATTAGCAATGGTAAATGTTGCTAAAAATATTTTTTATGAGGGGTGTTATTATGGACGAAGTTTTGAAGGCTATTCAGCAAAAATTAGCCAACATGAAAAAAATTGACAGTACGGGGTTCAGCGACCCTGTGAAGGCTGCGGAGTATTTGAAAGACAAAGAAATACTCCTTGAGGAAATGGCAAAAACAATTGAGACTGTTACATCTAACCAGTCAACGCAAATTGAACAGCTTGAGGGGACTATCAAGAGTTTGCGGAATGAATTGAAAACGCAGACGAAGTATCCTAAAGAACTTTC